GTGCGAAGCGAGCCCGCGCTGGCTCTAGTTTTGGGCCCCTGTTTTCGGGGCGGGTCGTGGAGTGAAGAAGCCGCCCAAAGGCCTCTCCCAGGCCGCCGCTGCGAAGCGCGCAGGTGTGTCGGCGTCGTCCATCTTCCGCTGGATCACCGCCGGCAAACTCGAGACTGACCCGGACGGGAAGATCGCGCCGTCGTCGATCGACAAGATCAGGAAGCTGCGCGAGGAGGAGGCGCGCGCGAAGGAGACCGCAACGACGGCCGAGCGCGAAAACGAGGCGCGTCTCCTCGCAGCCCAGGTCGCCGAGCGGGAGCAGAGAGTAAAACTGCGCGAGCTCGAGCTGCGCCAGAAGTCCGGCGAGTACGTTAGCCGCGCCGAGGTCGTGAAGGACGCGACCGAGACGCACACCGCGATCTGCTCTCGGCTGCGGCAGATCCCCTCGCGCGTCGCCCTCGCCGTCGAATCAATTCTGGCCCGGCCGGACGCGCCGCCGTTGCGTGCGGCCGCCGTCGAGGCGCTGATCTCCTCCGAGGTCGAAGCGACGATCGCCTCGGTGCACAGCACCTTCGCCGGGGGCGCACCGTGAGCCTCTGGGGCGGTGCCGCCGGGGCGTCATATGTGACCCGCCCTCACCTCACGGTCTCGGAGTGGGCCGACGCGCATCGGGTGATCCCGCGCGGCACGTCGCCGGAGCCTGGCCCCTGGCGCACGTCGCGCGTCCCCTACCTGCGCGAGCCGATGGACGCGATCTCCGACCCGGCCGTCGAGCGCCTGGTGGTGCAGGCTGGCAGCCAGGTCGCGAAGTCGGAGCTGCTCTTGAACGCGATCGGCTACTACGCCTCGCAGGACCCGTCGGCGATGCTCTTGATCCAGTCGACCGAGGGCGCGGCCACCGCGTTCTCGAAGGAGCGCCTCGAGCCGACGTTCCGCGAGTCGCCGTCGCTGCGCGGCAAGCTCTCCGAGCACCAGCGCGATCCGTCGAACACGGTCTATCTGCGGCAGTTCCCCGGCGGCTACCTCGCGATGGCGTGGGCGACGTCGTCGGCCTCGCTCGCCTCGAGGCCGATCCGCGTCGTGCTCGGCGACGAGCTCGACCGCTGGCCCGACGCAATCGGTCGCGACGGCGATCCGTGGGAGCAGGCGCGCCAGCGCACCGCCAACTTCCACAACCGGAAGATCGTCGCGGTCTCGACGCCGACCATCGAGGGCCAGTCGCGGATCGAGCGGCTCTACGAGGACACCGACCAGCGCCGGCTCTGGGTTCCCTGTCCTCGGTGCGGCGCCTACCAGGTGCTCGAGTGGTCCGACGTGATTTACAAGAACGCCGCCGGCGACGTCGACCTCCCCGGGACGCATTACCGCTGCGCGCACTGCAAAGGCCGCATCGAGGAGCGCGATCGCCCCGAGCTGCTCGAGGCCTGCGAGTGGCGCGCGGACAATCCGGGCCACGCCTACCGCGGCTATCAGCTCTCGGGTCTCTACTCACCGTGGGTGCGCTGGTCGGAGCTCGCCGCCGAGTGGGTGAAGGCCAACCGCGATCGCGACAAGCGCGGCCTGCAGGAGTTCGTCAACCTGCGCCTGGGCGAGACCTGGTCGGAGGCCGGCGACGAGATCACCGTCGAGGCGCTCGAGAAGAATCGCGAGGAGTACGAAGCCGAGATCCCCGACGGCGTCCTCCTCCTCGTCGCCGGCGTCGACGTGCAGGACAACCGCCTCGAGGTCGAGGTAGTCGGCTGGGGCGCGTCGAAAGAATCCTGGGGCATTCACTACGCGATCTTGCCGGGCGACACTTCGACGCCGGCGCCGTGGCTGGCACTCGATGCGCTTCTCGCGCGCACCTGGTCGCGCCCCGACGAGTCGAAGGTCCCGCTCTGGTGCGCATGCGTCGACTCGGGCGGCCACCGCACCGACGAGGTCTACGCCTTCTGCCGCGATCGCACGGCGCGCAACGTCTTCGCGATCAAAGGCTACGCCGGCGACGGCCGGCCAATCGTCGGGAAGCCGACGCTCAACAAGCTGGGCGCGAACCTCTTCGCGGTCGGCGTCGACGGCGCGAAGGGTGTCCTCTACTCGCGGCTGATGCTGGCGCTCCCGGGCCCGGGTGCCTGTCACTTCCCGGTCGCACGCGAGACCGGCTACGACGCCGAGTACTTCAAGGGCCTGGTCTCGGAGCGACGGAAGGCCAAGGTGCGCGCCGGACGCCGAGTCCTCGGGTGGGTGCAGACGTACGCACGTAACGAGCCCCTCGACTGCCGGGTCTATGCGACGGCGGCGATGGAGCTGGTGGTCTCGACGAACGGCGGCGACGCCTACCTCGCGCAGCTCGCCGCGGCCGAGGAGAATCGCCGCGGATCGCCGGCGCCGGCTACCGCGCCGTTTCGAGCTCCTCGACGACGGGTCTACTCAAGGGGGATCGGGTGAGCGCGAAGCCCAAAACGATCCGTCTGCCCGACGGCCTCGTCGAGCGCCTCGAGGCCCTGGCTCGCGTGCTCGGCGTGGACTTCTCGACGGCGGCGCGGCTCGCGATGCAGCGCGGAGTCGCGATCATGGAGCAGGAGCAGAAACCCGCCCCGGTAGCGCCAGCTCCGCGCCGGCGCGTGTTTTCGCGCGGCGTCGGCCCCTAATCCGCGGAAAAATCGACCTCGAAGTGTATGACACTCCGTCCCCGTCGGTGGCGGCCGGAAAAATCGCGAAAACGTATGACACTTTCGGTGTTTCGAAAGTTCGCTCCCGTCGGTGAAGGCCTCGAATTTCTGTCATACACCTCGAATCGCTCCCGTCGCTGAGACCCTCCGAAACTGCGAGGGGCAACCCTGGCAAGGCTGATCGCGCTGTGGCTTTTCTTCGTGCGATGGCCCTGTCGCTCGAAGAAGCCCAAGCCCTCCGCGCCGCCTGGTTGGCGGCGTTGCAGGCCTTGGCGACGGGGCAAAGCTACACCATCGCCGGTCGAACCTTGACCCGTGTCGACGCGAAATACGTCCAGCAACAGTTTTCGAAGTACGACCAGGCCGTCGACCAGATCAACGCGGGCAAGCGCGCCGGGATTCCGATCTTCCGCGTCATGCCGAGGGACCTCTAGCGTGCTGCAGCGGAAGATCTCATGGCCGCCGCCGCCGCGAATCGATTATCCGATTCCGCGCCTTCCCAGCGCTCCGGAAGAGCTGCGAGAAGAGGTCGCCAAGGAGCGGGTGAAACGCTTCATCATCGAGGGCGGCAACGACTATCGAAAGATGGGTCTCTGATGGGACTCATCGATCGCGCCCTCGGCTTCGTCGAGCAGCTCGCCCCCGAATGGGGCCTGCGCCGCGAACACGCGCGCCAGAAAACCGCGCTGATCAAGAACCAGGGCTATTCGCAGCACGGGGCCTCGCGCCAGACCAAGAGCATGGCCGGGTGGCTCACCTCGCGGGGCGGGCCCGACGCCGACATCACGCTCAACCTCGACCTCCTTCGCCAGCGCTCCCGCGACCTTTGCATGGGCGAGCCGCTGGCGATCGGCGCGCTGAAGACGATTCGGACCAACGAGATCGGCGCCGGCCTGAAGCTGAATTCGCAGATCGACGCCAAGTTCCTCGGCCTCTCCGACGACCAGGCGATCGAGTGGGAAGAGGCCACCGAGCGGGAGTTCGCGCTCTGGGCCGACAGTCTCTCCTGCGACGCGTCGCGCCGCTGCAACCTCGGCGAGCTCGAGGCCCTCGCGCGTCTCTCGGAGCTCATGAGCGGCGACGTCTTCGTGATGCTGCCGTCGATCCAGCGCCAGGGCGATCGCTACGACCTCAAGGTCAAGCTCCTCGAGGCCGATCGCGTCTCCGATCCCTGGCCCTACCCGGTCGGAACGAACACCCTCGGCGGCGTCAAGGTCGACGAGGATGGCGCGCCAATTTCCTACTACGTCGCCCGCGTTCATCCGGGCGATCTGTTTCTCCCCGGCACCTACGGCGGATATGGCGCCTACGCCTACGGCGCGGTGTCCATCCCGCCGATGATCGAGGGAGGCATCTATGGCGCCCAGTGGAATCACTGGGACGAGATCCCGGCCTTCGGCGCAGCGACGGGCCGGCGCATGGTGCTGCACATCATGGAATCGGACCGCCCCGGCCAGCGCCGCGGCGTCCCGATCCTCGCGCCGGTGATGGAGCGCCTGAAGCAGCTCTCGCGCTACAGCGACGCCGAGATCATGGCGGCCGTCGTCTCGGGGATGTTCACCGCGGCGATCACCAGCGATCGCCCGTCGCCGATGCCGGCGCAGGTCCTGCCGCCCGGCGCGCAGGTGCAGGAGCTCCCCGACGATCCGGCCAGCTACCAGCTCGGCAACGGCGCGGTGCTCGGCCTGCTCCCCGGCGAAAAGCTCGAGGCGGTCAACCCGGGGCGCCCGAATGCCGGCTTCGATCCCTTCGTTCGCTCCATCTGCCGGCACATCGGCGCGGGCCTTGGCCTGCCGCGTGAGCTGCTCGAGATGGAGTTCGCGTCGAGCTACTCGGCGAGCCGCGCCGCGCTCCTCGAGGCGTGGAAGCGCTTCGCCGTCGGCCGCCTCCGCATGGCTTCGCGCTTCTGCCAGCCGATCTACGAGCAGTGGCTCGAGGAGGCGGTGGCCCGCGGCTACATCGAGGCGAAGGGCTTCTTCGCCGACCCGATCACCCGCGCGGCCTGGTGCGGCGCGGAGTGGACCGGTCCGGCGCAGGGTCAGCTCGATCCGACGAAGGAAGTCGAGGCCGCCGAGAAGCGCGTCGAAGGCGGCTTCTCGACGCGCACCCAGGAGACCGCGGCTCTCACCGGCGGCAACTGGGAGCGCAACCACCGCGTGCGCGCTCGCGAGGAGAAGCTCCGTCGCGCCGACCAGGTGATCCCGCCCTCGGGCGCATCGCCGTCGCCGGCGTCCGTCGCTGAGGAACCGGCCCCGAAGGAGGCAGTAGCGTGAAGATCGAAACCACCAGCCCGACGAAGTTCTGCAATCTCACCGTCAAGAAGGGCTCCGACGGTTCGAAGCATCTGGACATCCAGCTTCACGGGGTGATCGACGGCGGTTGGGGCGACGACGCGATCGCCACCGCGCCGATCGTGCAGAGCCTGCAAGATCACTTCGACGCGAAGACGGTGAGCTGCCGGATCAACAGCGTCGGCGGGAGCGCCTTCGGCGGTGTCGCGATGTATGCCGCGCTGCAGACGCACCCCGGCGAGGTGACCTGCATCGTCGAAGGTCTTGCCGCCAGCGCCGCCTCTCTCGTCGCCATGGCCGGCAAGACCGTCATGGGACGCGGCGCGATGATGATGATCCATCCCCCATCGTCGGGGCTGTATGGCAACGCCACCGAGCTGCGGAAGCTCGCCGACACGCTCGACAAGGTGCAGGACGCGCTCGCGAGCATCTACACCGAGAAGACAGGCAAGAGCCTCGAGGCGATAAACTCGATGATCGACGAAGAGACTTGGATGACCGCCGAGGAAGCGGTCGCCAAGGGCTTCGCCGATGAGGTCGCCAACTACGCCGCCGGTGGTGACGCCGAGCCGGATCCGAACGACCCCAACGAGGGCAACGAGAACGAGCCGCCGGAAGATCGCGGCGAGGTGATCGTCTTCAACCGCGTCTCTTTCCCGCGCTCGTCGATGCCGGCGCAGATCGTCGCAATGGCGAAAAAGCCCGCGCCGCCGGTTCCGGTTGCCGAGGCCGCGCCGGTGCTCGCGCTGGTGCCGCCGCTCCTGCCGCCCGCGCCGATCACCCGCGCCGAGCTCGAGCAGCGCGAGCCCGCGCTCCTCGCCTCGATCCTCGAAGAAGGCCGCGCCGCCGGCGTCGCCGCCGAGCGCGCGCGCCTCGCGGCGATCGACGAGCTGCCGGTGATGGGCTGCGCCGACCTGGTGCAGGCCGCGAAGTACGGCGAGAAGCCGACCGATGCGCCGACTCTCGCCGTCGAGATCGTGAAAGCGCAGAAGGGCGCCGGCGCCGAGTTGCTCGCGCGACGCCAGATCGAATCCAGGCCGATCGCCGCCGTCAGCCCCGGCGTCGTCGAGAACAGCGACCAGGCCGCACGGGCCCGGGTCATCAAAGCCATCGCCGACGGCGGGAACGCTCGTCGAGGAGGAAACGGATCATGAGCGACAGCGGCAGCCTCACCTACGACAACCTCATCGGCGGCTCGGACAAGGCGCTGGTGACCGAGAAGGCCACCGTCCGCGTCTACGAGTCGGTGGCGCGCGGCACCCTCATGGGTCGCCTCACCTCGACCGACAAGTGGCAGACGCTCGACGAGGACAGCTCGTCGAGCTTCAACAAGTTCGGGATCACCACCGAGGCGATCGACACCACCACCGGCACCGAGGCGGTCACCGACATGTTCGTCGAGGGCAAGTTCTCGGAGAACAACGTCATCTTCCCCTACGGCGACACCGCCGACGACTGGCGCGACAAGCTCGACGCCGTGGGGATCTACCTCGTCAAGAGCATCTCGACGGCGGGCGTCTAACCGGGGCCTCGCCCCAAACGGGAGAAGCGACACCATGAGCATCGACATCTTCGAGCCCCGGGCGATGCAGCAGGCGCTGCTGCAGATGAAGCCGCCGCGGACCTTCCTGCGCCAGCTGATGATCCGGCGCGACGAGTACTCCGTCACCGAGAAGGTCGACGTCGACATCAAGGTCGGCGCTCGCCGCCTCGCGCCCTTCGTCAACCCCAACCGGGGCCCGGGCAAGGTGATGGACCGGATCGGCTTCCAGACCGCGACCTACGTCGCGCCGATGCTGGCGCCGAAGCGCCCGGTCACCGTCCCCGACCTCCTCGAGAAGCGCGCGGTCGGCGAGAGCATCTACGCGACCCAGACCCCCGACGAGCGGGCCGCCCTGCTCCTCGGCCAGGATCTCGCCGAGCTCGACGAGGACATCACCCGCCGCGAGGAATGGATGTGCGCCCAGGTGGCGTTCGCGACCAGCCTCTCGGCCGGCGGCTCGCAGCTGGTGATCAGCGGCGACGACGTCAGCACCACGATCACCTTCCCCCGCACCGCCGCCCTGATGGACACCGCCCCGGCGGCCTCGGCCCCCAACGGACTCGGGACCTCGTCGCCGACCTCGACCCAGATCACCACCGCCGAGCGCTGGGATCAGTCGGGCGCGCACATCCCGACCCAGATCCGCCAGATGATGCGCATCTTCACCAAGGTCACCGGCCTCTCGCCCGACTACATCATCTGCGGCGAGGACGCGGCCGACGCGCTGCTCACCGCGCCGTCGCTGAACGGCCTCACCGGCTTCCTCAACACCCTCCGTCTCGACCTCGGGCAGATCAAGCCCGAGCTCCGCGAGGGCGGTGCCACCTACCTCGGGATGTTCGCGGGCACCGGCTGCGACATCTGGGCCTACAACGAGTGGTACATCGACCCCGCCGACGGCGTCGAGAAGCCGATGGTCCCGGCGAAGAAGATCCTCATGGGATCCTCGAAGAGCTACACCGTCATGCGCTACGGCGCGGTCGGCGTGACCAGCGGCCTCGACAACCAGGCCCAGCTCAACATCATCTCGGGCAAGCGCATCCCCGAGAGCTGGGTCTCGAAGGAGCCCGCGGTGCGCTGGCTCAAGGTGTCGAGCCGGCCGCTGGTGGTGCCGGTTCAGAACGACGCCTACGTCACCGTGCAGGTCCTCTCCTAACCCAAGCCCGAAGATGAACTTCTTCGACCAGGCCACCGCCGATCTCTCGTCGATGCACAACGTCGACGAGTTCGCGCGCTTCCTCTCGATCAACAAGGTCGGGGAGAGCGGCGCGACGGCGGTGGCGTGCATCCTCGACGAGGAGCTCGCGCCCGTCATGAGCGCCGACGGCGTGCGCGAGTGGGACGCGACCCTCTACGTCCCCGCGGCGAGCCTCCCCGAAGAGCCGGTGATCGATCAGCGCTTCGAGCTGGTCGGCGACTCGCTCGTCGGTGGCTCGAAGTCGGTGATCGTGGTCCACACGAACACGATCCACAACGAGCGGGTCATCCGCCTGCGCTGGTTCGACTCGTGATCACCGCCGACGCACAGACGGATCGCGTCGAAGAGGCGCTGCGCGAGCTCCCGGGCGCGGCCGCTCGCGCGATGGCGCGCGCGCTCAACCGCGCCGCGGTGGCCGGCCGCCAGGCCGCGGTCACCGCGATCGGCGAGCGCTACGCGGTGAAGTCGAGCGACGTCCGCTCGAAGATCACCCTCTCGACCGCGACCCCCGAAAATCTCGAGGTCCGCGTCGAAGCGAAGTCGCCGGCGCTGGCGCTCGGCTACTTCCCGCACTCGCCGGCTCGCCCCGGCACCGGCGGCCCGGGTCGCCCCATCTTGCGCGCCGAGGTCCGCCGCGGCAGTTCGAAGCCGTTCCCCGGCGCCTTCATCGCGACGATCAACGGCGCTCCCCGAGTGATGCTGCGCACCGGCGGGAAGACCGCGACCGGCAAGCAGGCGATCGCCTCGGTCTACTCGGTGCCGATCGCGGTGATGCTCGGCGCCGACAGCGTCCGCGCCGCCGTCGAGCAGCGCGCCCTCGAGGTCCTCGACGAGCGCATCGATCACGAGATCGAGCGCGCCCTGGGTGAGACGTGAGCGATCCGACGCGCGACGAGGCGGTGAGCTTCCAAGCGGCCCGGGCGGGAACGCTCGACGGCCTGCGCGCCGCGATTATCGCGCGCATGGCTGTCGTCGCCGACAAGTTCCAATTCCTGCAGACGAAGAGCGCCGGCGAGCGCGCCCCCGAGGTGATCGACGGCTGGCTCGGCTTCCTCGCGAGCAACGACGTCGAGCGCTTCCCCTTCATCATCGTCCGTCCCACCGACGGCGAGGACTCGAAGCAGGGCGCCGAGCAGGACGCGCTCGCGGTGGTCAAGCTGATCGTCGGCACTTACAGCGACACTGTCGACGGCTTCCGCGACGCGGTGCAGGTGATCGACGCGATCCGCGAGGACCTCGGCGCCGAGCCGACGATCAACGGCACCGCCTACGAGCACACCGGGCCGCTCAAGTGGGAAGTCCCCGAAGAGCAGCACCGTCCGCAGTGGATGGCGATCGTCACCACCAATTGGACCTTGCCGCGCCCCCGTCGCGTCGAGGCGCTCAATCCCGACTCGGAGGCGAAAGAATGAGCCACGGCGTAAACATCGAAGAACAGCCCACCGGCGTCGTCCCCCCGGTCGCGGTCGATTCGGCCCTCCCGGTCTACGTCGGCACCGCCCCGGTCAACCTCGGCGACGAGAGCTTCGTCAACACCCCGGGCCTCTTCTCGACCCTCGCGGAGTTCGCGGCCAAGTGCGGCGAGCTCGGCCAGGTCGATTCGAGCCTCTGGGACAGCTACACGCTGCACGAGGCGGCGAGCGCGCACTTCTCGGTGTACGGCGCGGGCCCGATCGTCTGCGTCAACGTCCTCGACCCGTCGAAGGCCGGCCACAAGACCCCGCACGTCGGTGAGTCGCACATCTTCACCTCGACCGACGAGGTCACCCTCAACCGCTTCGGGGCGATCAAGTCCTCGGTGGTCGTGAAGGTCTCGGGCTCCCCGAAGGCGCTCGGCACCGACTACACCCTCGCCTTCGACAGCGACGGCATGCTGGTGGTGTCGCGCGTCTCGAGCGGCACGATCGCCGCGCTGGCGACGATCACCGTCGACTACAGCACGCTCGAGCCCGAGGCGATCCACGAGGCGGACATCATCGGCGGCTACAACGCCGGCGCCTACACCGGCCTCGAGGTGATCGAGCAGGTCTTCCCGAAGCTGCGCCGCGTGCCCTGCTTCATCCTGGCCCCGAAGTGGAGCCAGCAGCCGACCGTCGCCGCTCGCATGGCGGCGATCGCCCACAGCATCAACGGCAGCTTCCGCGCCGAGGCGCTCACCGACCTCTCGACCGAGCCGTACCTCATCGCCACCTACGCCGACGCCCCCGCGTGGAAGACCGACAACGGCTTCACCTCGGTCGATCAGGTGCCGCTCTGGCCGAAGGGCAAGAGCGGGAACGACGTCTATCACCTCTCGACGATCATGGCCTGCGTCGCCGCGCTCACCGACGATGCGCACGACGGCCTGCCGTTCGCGAGCCCGTCGAACAAGAGCGTGACCGCGACCTCGGCGGTGCTCGACGACGGGACCGAGGTCCTGCTCACCAGGCCGCAGGCGAACAGCCTCAACGCGCAGGGCATCGTGACCCTGCTGAACGGATTCAACGGGTGGAAGCTCTGGGGCAACCGGACCGGCGCCTACCCGGGCTCGACGGATCCGAAGGACACCTTCATCCCGATCCGCCGCTTCTTCAACTTCATCGAGAACACGATCATCCTCACCACCGATCGCGACGTCGATGAGCCCGGCAACAAGCGCCAGATCGAAGGCGTGGTCGGCACGATCCAGAGCCTGATCAACGGCTACATCGCGGCCGGCGCCCTCGTCGACGGGAAGATCGAGTTCCGCAAGGACGAGAATTCGACCACCGACCTGGCCGACGGGAAGATCGTCTACCACCTCACGCTCACGCCGCCGTCGCCGGCGGAAGACATCACCTTCATCGTCGAGTACGACCCCGCGGCCCTCGCCGCGCTCTTCGCGTAGGAGGACACCGTGGCCGTAAAGCTCGTTCCCGAAAGACTGGTCAACTTCGCCGTCTACTCCGGTACGGCGTCGCTCGAGCAGATCGGTCTCGCTACCTGCGAGCTGCCGAACTTCGAGGCCATGACGGAGAGCATCGCCGGCGTCGGCATCGCCGGTGAGTACGAATCGGTGGTGCTCGGTCACTTCAAGAGCCAGAAGCTCAAGCTCACCTGGCTCGCGGTCACCGAGAAGGGGCTGCTGCTGCTCGCGCCGGTGGCGCAGCAGTTCGACATCCGCGGCTCGATCCAGGTGCAGGACCCCACCAGCGGCGCGCTCACGACCACCGCCTTCCGCGTGCTCGCGAAGGGCCAGGTCAACAGCACCGGCCTCGGCAAGCTCGAGCCGGGCAAGAAGATGGACGCCGAGACGCAGATGGAGGTCTCGGCGATCTCCGTCTTCATGGCCTCGAAGAAGATCATCGAGCTCGATAAGTTCAACATGATCTACCGCGTCGGCGACACCGACTTCCTGGCGAGCACCCGCGCCGACCTGGGCAAAGCGTAAGATGGACGTCCTCATCTCGAGGCCGTTTCTCGACGAGAGCGGGAAGAAGATCAGTCGCACCGTCGAGATCTCGCCGGCGGCCGCAGATCCACCGCAGGCGGCCGTCGTCGCCGAGTTCCTCACCCTTGATCTCGCGAAGCTCACCGGCGCCGACGTCGACTTCTGCGTCGCTGAGGCCGGGCGCGCGACGGGCCAGAGCGTCAAGGTCCTCGTTACCGATCTCGAGTTTCACATGCAGATGGCGGCGAAGGCACTCGGAGTCGATCGGGACCTGCTGAAGAAGCTCCCGTCGAACGACTACGTGGAGGTTGCGACGAACGTCCAGGCTTTTTTGACGGGCTCGGTCTCTCCGTAGCGACGGCCGCGGAGACGATTCGAGCCCTCGCCGCGAGGTTGGCCATGGCGCTCAACACCCCGATCCCCTACTGGCTCTCGCTCCCCGTAGCGACGGCCTATGCGTGGCTCGACACGGTCAGCCGGATCCGCACCGAGGACTCCAAGTAGATGGCCGGGAAGGTCTACGAGCTCGCGATCGCCATCGGCGCGAAGCTCTCGGCGACGTTCTCGCGCGAAACCTACTCGGCCAGCGCAGCACTCGCGGGCCTCGGTAAGCAGGCGAAGCAGCTCACCGCGACGGGGCGGTCGGCCGAGAAGTTCGCGCAGCTGACCGAGGAAGTGAAGCGCGCCGAGGCCCGCTACGGGACCGCGGCGGCCGCGCTGGGCCAACTCAAGACGGCCGAGCTCGCCGCCGGCGGCGCGACGAAGGACTCGACGAAATGGATGGCCGCCGGCGCCCGCGCCACCAAGCAGGCAGAGGTCGCGCTCCTGAAGGCCCGCGACGCGGCCAGCAAGGAAGAGGCGGCGCTTCTCCTTGCCGGCGTCGCCACCTCGCGGCTCACCCAGGAGCAGGAGCGCCTGGCGCGCCAGCTCGGCGCGACCGAGCGCATGCAGCGCGGCGTCGCAGGCCTATCCCGGGCCGGGGCAAAGATCGGCGGCCAGGTGCGGAGCGTGCTCTCCGATGCTGCGCGCCTGGGTGGTGTCGGCATCGCCGCAGGCGCGGGCCTTTTCGCCATCGCCAAGTCGACCGCCGAGGCCGGCGTCGACCTCGAGAAGACTGCGATCCGTCTCGGCACCACGACGACGGCCCTGCAGCTCCTGCGCTCGGCCGGCAAGAAGACCGGCGTCGACGTCGAATCGCTCGACCAGGGTCTCGGTAAGCTGCAGGTGAACCTCGGCAAGGTCCTCTCCCTGAAGCCGAAGGGCGGCGGTGGGAGCGGCCTGGTCGGCAGCGTCGGCGAGATCCAGCTGCTCGGCACGAAGGTCGGCGGCGCGAAGACCGCGGCGACCGATCCCTTCAAGCACATCGGCCTCTCGGCGAAGGAGCTCGCGAAGCTTCAGCCCGAGCAGCAGGTCGCGAAGATCTCCGACGCGATCAACAAGCTCGGGACGCATGCGGAGAAGTCGGCCGCGGCGGTGCAGATCTTCGGGCGCGGCGGTCTCGCGCTGCTGCCGCTCATCGAAAAGGGGAGCGCCGGCCTCGAGGAGCTCTTCGCGCAGACCCGCGCCAGCGGGAACCTACTGTCGAAGGACACGATCGAGAATTCGAAGAAGTTCCACATCGCGCTCCTCGGTGCAGAGGGCGCGATCGGCAGCGTCAAAAACACCCTCGGCGCGGCGCTGCTCCCAGTGGTGACGAACGTCCTCGGGAAGTTCACCAAGTTCGTCTCGGAGAACCGCGGGCAGATCAAAGAGTGGGCCGAAAAAACCGCGGTGTGGGTCGAAAAGAAGGCCATCCCCGCGATCATCAGTTTCGGCGGCGAGCTCAAGTCGCTCGCCTCGAAAGTGATCTGGCTGGTGCAGAAGGGCGCCGAGCTCACCGGCGGCTTCGGCAACCTCGCGGCCGTTGTCGTCGCGATCCGCCTGGCGCCGCTGGCGAAGACCATCGTCGAAATCGGCTACAACGCGGTCAAGGCCGCCGTCGGTCTCGGCCAGTACGTCGCCGCGAAGTGGTCGGCCGTCGCCGCCACCAAGGCGCTCAACGATGCGAACGCCGCCGGCGGTGGCGGCGTCCCTGGCATCTCGCCCACCGCGGCCGCAAACACCGGCAAGGGGATCGGCAACGCGGCGAGCGCCGCGATGGTAGCGAGCGCCGCCCTGGTCGGCTACCAGATCGGCACCTTCATCGACGAGAAGCTCGGGATCTCCGAGAAGCTCTCGGCGATCAACACCGACAAGGAAGGCCGTCTCACCAAGAACGTCTCCTTCGGCCTGCTCGACAAGCTCACCGGGCGGGACGAGACGATCGAGAAGGCGAACCGCGCCGGCGACGAGCACGCGGCCAACCAGGCGGCGCTGCGGTCGCTGATGAAGGAGCAGGGCCTCTCCTACGCAGCAGCGTCCGACATCGTCTTCCGCGGCGGCAAGCCCACCGCGGCGCTACAGGGTGGCGGCGCGGTCCTGCACTTCTCCCCGACCTACCACGTCGGCAGCGGGACCTCGCGCGAGGAGATGGAGCGCCAGATGGACGCGGCGCACCACAAGGCGAAGAAGGCGGCCCTCGACGCGCATGCGGCCGAGGCCAAGAAGAAGCGGCGGCTCTCCTATGGCTAGCCCGACCTACACCACGCGCAGCGGCGACACCTGGGACGCGATCTCCTTCCGCGTCTTCGGGACCGAGAACTACATGGACCTGCTGCTGGACAAGAACCCGCAGCACAACGACGTCGCGCGCTTCGACGCCGGCGTCGTCCTCGATGTCCCTGCGCTGCCCGATCCGGTGCGCCCCGCGAGCCTGCCGCCGTGGAGGGTCGCGTGAGCCTCCTTCAGCTCGTGCGCTGGCACTTCTCCGTCGGCGATCTCGTGCGCCTCGCCTGGTGGTCGACGATCGGGAGGCTCCTGTGAGCGACCCGGTCCTCGATCCTTTCACCCCGCGCCCGGACGATCCGCAGGCGCTGCAGATCCTCGACCCCTACCCGGGAAAGAAGATCGCGCGGCACGCCAAGCTCGCGGTCACCTGGGAGTCGAAGGGGATCACGCGCGACCTCGGTCCCAACCTTATCTCGCTCGATTACACCGACAACCTCTCCGGCGCGGCCGACGATCTCACCTTCGAGATCCAGGATCGCGATATGAAATGGTCGACCGATTGGCGCCCGACCTTCGGCGACTCGGTCGTCGCGCGCCTCGAGGTTTCCGAGAGCTGGTTCGCCGACGTCGAGGATCTGCGCCTCGGGAAGTTCGCGCACGACAGCGTCGGCTTCTCGGGGCCGCCGCACCGCGCCAGCTTCAAGTGCGTTTCCGCACCTCTCGCGACCGGCCTGCGCCGCCGCAAGCGCACCCGGGTGTGGCGCGGCCAGCGCCTCGATCAGATCGCGAAGGACATCGCCGACCGCGCCGGGCTCACGCTGCAGTTCGACGGCGACCAGGGCGACGCCTACGGCCATGCCCAGCAGGTCGACAAGAGCGACCTCGAGTTCCTCGAGGAGCTCTGCAAAGAGGTTGGCCGCACGCTCAAGGTCGGCGAGGACAAGATCATCGTCTTCGACGAGGTGACGATCGACCAGGGGGACTCGGTCGGGACGATCGATCTCATCGGCGGGAAAGTCCTCGCCTGGTCCTTCGACGGCGATGACAGCGATCGCTACGGGACCTGTCACGTCACCTTCTTCGATCCGAAAAGCGGCAAGGAGCAGAAGGGCGAGTTCGTCGACAAGAACAACCCCGACGGCCAGACGCTCGAGCTGCGCGTCCCCGTCTCGTCGCAGGGCGAGGCCACGAAGCGCGCCAAGGCGCTGCTGCGCAACGCCAACCGCTTCGCGACGAAGGGCAAGCTAACCACCATCGGCGACCCGGGCCTCGTCGCCGGCGTGATCTTCGACCTCACCAACTCCGGTGGCTTCGACGGGAAGTTCATCGTCACCCGCGCCGATCACCGGGTCGGTGGCGGCTACACCACCTCGCTCGACGTCCGCCGCTGCCTGGAGGGCTACTAAGATGCGCGGCGAGATCCGATCGGGCCGCGTCTCCTCGGTGGACGGGAAGAAGCACACCGTCAAGGTGCGATTCTTCGAGGGTCGCAAGGACGACAACGACACCGAGGGCGGCTTCATCTCGGACGATCTCCCGATGATGTTCAGCCGCCGAGGCGACTACTCGATGCCGGCGAAGGACGACCCGGTCCTCTGCTTTATCGGCGACGGGTACAAGGGCGTAGGCTATTGCCTTGGCGTCTTCTACACCGACAGCGACGCGCCGCCGACCGATGACAGCGCTCGGCGCGTGGTCGCCGGCGACGACGTGCGCCTCGGCGCCTCCGATGCCAGCGACAAGGTAGCGCTCGCTCCGGCGACGAAGGACGAGATCCAGAAGGCGCTCGACTATGCCGACGGGATCGCCACGGCGATCAAGGGCGGTGTCGTAGTCGCACAGGACGGCGGCGCGAGCCTGAAGTCGACGATCGTCGCCGCGCTCCCGCTCAAGCCGACGATCGATGCTCCGGCCGCCGAGAAGGTGAGCGCCAAATGAGCTACGCGACGCTCGGCGACGACATCACTTTCGAGGTAAAAGACACCAAGTTCTATACCTGGTCGAAGGCCGATCGCTCGGGCGAGGGTCGTTGGTCGGAGCACCTGGTCTTCGCCGGCAAGCCCGCGCTTGAGTTCCTCGGCCCCGGCCTCGATACGATAATGCTCTCGATTCGGTTCGACGCCGACCGCGGGGTCGAGCCGCTCGACGAGGTGAAGCGCTTCCGCCTGCTGCGCGACACCGGGGCGATCTCGCAGTTCACGATCGGCGGAAAGCTCGTCGGCGACTTCGTCGTGCCGCACCTCGACGAGGAGCTGGTGCGCCACCAGGCGAACGGCCGGCTCCAGACGGCGATCGTGCGCGTGACCCTGAAGGAGTACGCCTGATGTCCATCAACTGGTCGCCCGATGCGGTGCAGGAGGTGGTGCAGAACGTTCGCACTCTCCTGGTCACCGACGTCGGATCGGTCCCGCTCTCGCGGGCGATGGGCACGCCGCAGGACACCGTCGACACGCCGGAGTCGGCCGCCGGCGCACGCCTGCAGGCCGATGTGATCAAGGCCGTCCGCACCTACGAGCCGCGCGTCGCGGTGGCCGACGTGAAACTCACCGCCACCGCCGACGGCAAGCTCGTCGCGACGGCCGAGCTCGAGGCCCCATGAGCACCCTCACCTTCGCAGAAAAAGACGCGGCGACGGTCCTCGCCCAGGCGCTGCAGATCTACTTCGAAGAGACCGGCGTGCACCTGGCCGAGGCCGATCCGAGACGGCTGCACCTGCAGGCCTTTCTGCTCCTGCTCGCGCAGCAGCGGCAGCTCATCGACTACAGCGGCAAGCAGAACCTACTGCGCTACGTCGATCTCAACATGCCGATCGAGAAGGCGCTCTTCCTTCAGGCGCTCGCCGAGCTCTGGGGCGAGAAGCCACTCCCGGCCGAGCCTTCAACCTGCACTATCCGCTTCTCCTTCGCGGTCTCCGGACCGCAGACCATTCCCCACGGCACGAAGGTCACCGACGGTACGAACACCTGGGCAGTCGGCTCCGGCGATGTTTCGTCCATTGGCAACGTCACCTTCCTCGATGCGCCCGTCTTCTGTACCGTCCCCGGGTCGACTTCGAACGGTGTCACGCCAGGGCAGATCGACACCCTCGTCGACCCGATCTTCGGCTGCACCGGCGTCGTCAACACCACCGAGACTATCTCGGGGCGCGACATCGAGACCACCGAGGCCTTCCGCGAGCGCCTGCGCCTGGTCCCCGAGAGCCGCTCGACCTGCGGCCCGCGCATCGCCTACGAGGCGGCCGCGCTCGAGGCCTCGGCCTCCGTCGCCGATGTCGTCGCCCTCGGCGCGCGCGATGCCGCCGACATGTTGAGCAATCCGCCACCGCCCGCCGGCGACGTGTGGATCTTCCTCACCGAGGGCACGCGCGACGCCAACGGCGTGTTGATCTCGACGATCCCCACGCCGAGCGCCGGGCTCCTCACCACCGTCGGCGCCGCGCTTTCGGCGGAAGACGTTCGTCCGCTCACCGACCACGTCGTGGAGAAGACACCGATCTTCCGCGACTTCGACGTCGACGCGACCTACTACATCGCGAAGAGCCGGTCGAAGTCGGCCATCGAGATCCAGGCCGCGGTCGCGCTGGCCTTCGACGCCTACGTGCTCTGGCAGCAGGCGATCGGGCGCGACATCAACCCGTCGGAGCTGACCACGCGCCTGGTGAACGCCGGCGCGAAGCGGGTGGTGCTCCCACTGCCCTTCGTCTTCGAGGCCTTGATGAGCGATCAGTGCTCGCGCATCGGGTACGCGACCCTCACCTACGGCGGGGTCGAGAATGATTGATCTCCGCGACGCCAGCCTCATCGACTTCGTCCCTGAGTCGATCGCCTCCGATGCGGAGATCATCGCCCTTTCGCTGGCGATCGACCCCGAGCTGCGCGACGTCGGCGCGGCAATCATCGAGGCGATCATCTGGCCGCGCATTTCCGAGCTCGAGGATCCGCTCCTCAACGAGATCGCCTGGGCCTGCCGCTTCAACGAGCTGCAGCTCTGGGACAGCGCGACCACCGCAGGGAAGCGCACGCTGCTGGTGAACCTCTTCGCGATCCGGAAGAAGTCCGGCACGCGCTTCGCGGTGCGCCGCATCTTCGACTTGGTCTCGGTCGTTGGCCTGCTCACCGAATGGTGGGAAGAGGGCGCGCCGGCCTTCAGCTACCGCCTTCGGATCTTCATCACCGACACCGGCGTAACGCAGGAGCAGCTCGACCAGATCCCCGAGCTCCTCGAGCGCTTCTCCCCGGTGCGCTCCTACATCTCGGAGCTGGCGGTGGAATCAGATCGCCTCGGCCCGCTCTTCCCCTATCCCGCGCTCACCGTCGGGCGCCTCACCACCATCCCCTTCGGAGGGCCGTAGATGCCCACGTTCTACAGCATTCTGACCACCGAGGGCCTCGCGCGCCTGGCCGCCGCGGCGATGTCGGGAGACCCGGTTGTATTCCATGAGCTCGCCGTGGGCGATGGCAACGGATCGCCCATCACCCCCGACGCCGGCATGACGTCGCTCGTGAACGAACGGGCGCGAGTCTCGATCAACAAGGTCGAGATCTCCGAGGACTCGCCGACGACGATTCGCATCGAGGGCCTCATCCCGGCCAACGTCGGCGGCTTCACGATTCGCGAAGCGGCCATCTTCGACCGCGACGGCGCGATGATCGCGATCGCCAGCTACCCGCCCATCTACAAGCCCACGCTCGTCGGCGATGGCGTCTCGGTGCAGGAGTACATCCGCATTCTGATCCAGTACTCCCCGGTCACCGCGGTCGCGCTCACCGTCGATACCTCGGTGATCATCGCGACCGTCGAGGACCTCGACGACGCGACGGCGAATCGACTCTGGCTGTGGGAGAACTTCTCATGAGAGGCGGCTATTCGATGCAGTGGCCGCCGGCGCCGATGGCGCAGCACACGCCCTCGACGCCACACCCGAACGGCGAGAAGACGTCGCAGGCCTTCGCAGCTTCAGCCGGCGCGCAACAGCGCTCGCCGACCGCGCCGCAGGGGCCGGCGTCGACTGCATCGGCGTCGATCGAGCCGTCGGCGGGATTGACGGGGAGGGCGGCGGTTCCGCAGCCAACGAGGAGAACCAGGAAGGCGAGGTACTTGCGCATGCTCAACGATGGATCTCCGAGCATGCGCCGGTCAACACCGTCGGTGATTTGCATGCAAAAGCATGCAGTTACGACTTCCCCCGTCGGTGAGCGTGCGCGCTCCCGTCGGTGCGATGCGATCGAATCGCTCGCGGAGAGGACCTAGATCATGAGTGGACCCCTGTTTATCCGCGACCCGCGGGTCGGCATCAACCAGGCCATCATCTCGCCGGAGACCGACTTCGGAATCCTCGGGCGAACCCTTCCCCCGTCGACGCTCGCCGACTGGAAGGAGCTCTTCTTCGAAGTCGAGGAGCCGATCCTTGTCGAATCGCTGCGCTACTGCGCGCACAGCTACTCGACGGAAGCGGGCCAGATCGTCGTCGGCCTGAAGAACGAGGAGTACGGCCACGGCGGCTACGTCTACATCGTCGGCGCCTTTGCGGTGGCCGCCGGCGATGCGCTGCCGGGTCCCTTCGCCAGCGACGAGATCGACATCGATTTGACGATCCCCTCCGGCTGGACCCTCGTCGTGATGCACAACGTGAAGGTGAGCGGCGGTGGAAGCTTCGCGACGCTCGACATCACCGCCCATTCCGGTGTCGTCCGATGAGTCTCAGTCGCGGCCCTCGCGGCATGAAGCGCCCCCCGGCGTTCCCCGATCCGTCGAAGCTCGCCGACGGGCAGGTGGCCACCGTCGAGGGTGGGAAGTGGACCGCGCAAACACCGGGAGGGTCGAGCTTTCCGATCGCCACCGTCGCCACTGGTGGAATCGCGAGCCCTCCCGATCCGGATCCTTCGAATGAAGCGCTGATCCTCTCCGACGACGGATCCCTCAGCGATCCGATTTCCGTTCCGGCGGGAGTCACCAAGGTTCGCCTGCGCCCGCTCTCCGACGCTTTCAAGGCGGCGATCGGGGTCGTGTGGCATTCGCCTCCGTTTTGGAAACCGCAATCCGGAGCCACCGCCACCCCGAACGCCGACGGCACCTTCCCGGTGATCGCATCGACCACCTGCCACGTCGGGATGATCACCTATTCGACCTGGAACTACAGCGACTCCCTCGGCGCTGCGGTCCCCGCGGGGGCGGTGGTCGCGTCCTGGGAGCTGGAGTTCTTGCCGTGATCGTCGATGTCATCGCTCGACGCTGGGGAAGTCCCGAAGGTGCGCCTGACGGCATGGCGATGGCGGCCGCCTACCTCGCCTTTACGCTCGCCGAGCTCGGCCACCAGGTACGCGGCTACACGGGCGGCGGCGCGACTCCCGCGTGGAAGCACCCGCGCATCGAGTGGCGCGAGCGCTCGCCGCTCTACGGCCCCGCCGACTTCAGCGCCGACCTGATCATCTCGACGATTCAACCGCAGTGGCGGCGACTGGCGCTCGACGCCACCAAGGCCGGAGCGATCGACCGCACGGTCTTCTGGCATCACCACGGATCGGTCCCGCAGGGCCTCGGCGGCATGCTGGCGGGCCTCAACCGCCCCGCGGTGCTCGGCGCCCAGGGATGGCGGAGCGTGCTCCTGCTGCCGCCATCCAGCTGGGCCGCCGAGGTCGTCAATCGAGTGGTCGGCGACGCGATCCTCGTCCCCGGGGCCGGCGCGGCCAAGGGCGGCTACATCGCCCGCGAGGTCGCCAAGCTCTGTCCCGAGCTGCGCTGGTACGTCCTCCCCGGCCGGCATGCCGCGCACGACCTGCAGCCCTGGCAGGCGCTGCGCAACGCCGAGGTGGCGCCCGGCCTGGTGCCGCCGGCGACCTTCCTCGCGCGCGCTCGGGCGGTCCTATCGCCGACCCGCGAGGAGATCCACCCCCTCACCCTGGTCGAAGCCGCGGTGCGCGGGATCCCCATCGTCTGCACCGACCTACCGGCCACGCGCGCGGCGCTGCTCGATGGCGCCTCCTATGTGCCCCTCGGCGCGCCGCCGCTCGCCTGGGCGATGGCGCTGCAGGGCGCGCTGCGGCACCAGCTCGAGCCGCTCAGCCTGCGCCCCTACGCCGAGGTGGTCGCCGGCGCGCTCGAGCAGCTGGTGGGCGCGCGGAGGGCCGCGTGAGACCGCGGGTCTCGATCCTCGCCGACGTGCCGAATTGGGCATGGGCGCGGAAGGCCGAGCAGCTCAAGCGCTACCTCTCCGACGAATTCGAGATCGACATCGCCTGCCTCTACGGCTCGCGGCCCGATCCGCTCCCGCCCGGGCGCGACCTCTACAACACCTTCGAGGTCTTCCAGGCGTCGAAGCTTCCCTCGGGCCTGCCCTACGTCACCGGCATGACCGCGCACGTCTGGCCCACGTGGGAGCAGAAGCACGGCGCCGGCACGGTCCGCCGCTGGTCGGAGGCCGCCCGCGCCTTCCACGCCAACAGCCGGCTCCTCGAGGCCGAGATGGCGACGCTCCTGCAGCGTCCCATCGCCTACTGCCCCAACGGCGTCGACGAGACCTTCTTCCGCCGCACCCGGCAGCGCGAGCAGGACAAGCACCTGGTGGTCGGCTGGGTTGGCAAGCCGAACCCGCGCAAGGGATCGGACATCGTCGCCGCGGCCTGCAAGGTCGCCGGCGTCGAGCTGCGTACCGTCGGTCGCACCTACCGCGATGCGCTCGGCCCCGAGGCGATGCGCGAGTTCTATCAGGACCTGCACGTCCTCTGCGTCGCCTCCGACATGGATGGCACGCCGAATCCCGCGCTCGAGGCTGCGGCCTGCGGTGTGGCGGTGGTGAGCAACCGGATTGGCAACATGCCCGAGTTCATCGCCGATGGGGAGAATGGCGTCCTCGTCGAGCGCAACGCCGAGAGCATGGCCCGCGCGCTGCGGGCGCTCTCCTTCGACGTGAAGCGGGCCGCGCAGATGGGCGAGGCCGCGCGCGCCACCGTCGAGCGCGCCTGGTCGTGGCGCGACCTCTCGAAAAACTACGCCGACATGTGGCGAGGAGCTCTCAAGTGATCCCCTACGACGTGATCGTCTCCTCGGTGCACGACCGCGGCGACCTGCTCAACCGCACCCTCCGCTCGATGCTCTCCCGCGTCGACCAGCTGCCGACGCGGATCATCGTTCACGAGGACGCGCGCCCCGGCCGGCCCGTCGTCGAGGGTCGTACCGAGGAGATCTTGGCGGCGATCGGACGCGAGTACATCGTGCTCACCGAGCTGATCCCGACGCGCCCGGGCCAGGGGCTGGCTCTCGCGATGCTGCGCCTCCTCGAGGTGGCGAGCACCGAGTTCGTCTTCTACACCCAGGAAGATTTCGACTTCGTCCGTGAGGTCCCCGTCGCTCGCTGCCTCGATCTGATGCAGCGCAACGCCCTCAACCATGTCCGCTTCAACAAGCGCGACACTCTGCCGGTAAAGGGCGCGCACCGGCCCAATCGCGCCGAATGGTGGACAAAGGAAGAAGTGGTCTTCGACGGGCAGAAGCTCTGCGTCTCCGACCACGTCTATTTCCAGGCCAACATCACCCGCCGCGCGCTCTGGCTGCAGGGCTTCAAGGAGCTGCTGCTCCACAGCCCCGACGGCATGCAGCGCTGCGAGGCGAAGTTCAACGACTGGTTCAACAAGCGCTACGGCGACA